ATCTGGAAATCCAGAGTTGGTGCAAGATTTTTCAAGTAATAGATATTTTGTAGTTTCAAAACAATTGCAAGAATTATACACAAGTTCTAGTTTTACTTGGGATGCTGTTACTGTTGTAAAAATTTATGCGTGTGTAATTGATGGCGGAGTGCCATCTGGAGATTATTACGTAGCACTTGATGCAATGCGTTTAGAAAATGTTGCAACTATTAATCCACTATATGGTTTAACTGGATATGCTGTAATAGAAACTGATGGATCAGAAACAATAATTAAATCTCCTAATACAAGCAATTATGTTGAATTTAGATTTTCAATTGGTGTGACATAATGGCTAATGAAATTATTAAAAAAATTAAAATTGATTCAGATAGTCTTCCAACAATAAATAGTATTACTGGAAAATATGATATCCGATACAGGGTAATATCTGAAGATAAAAACAGAACTTCCCACTGGTCTCCTATAGTAAGTCTTGATCCACAATACACATATGTCTCAGGAAATATTAACATAGTGTCTTCTGGAATCACTACCGTTGCTTGGGATACTGTAACTATTAAAATAGGAACACAGGTTATTGCACAAGCTAAAGATTATGATGTTTGGGTAAAATGGAGCAGGGCTGCTGGAAGTGGAGACTGGAATTATGTCCAAAGAGTATCTGGTAATTCTATTAGTCTTGTTCATCCAACTACATTTTATATTGATGGAGTAAACCAAGCCTTGGCACCAAATAGGGTAACGATAGAAATTTATTTAAAGGGAGAACCAATAACAAGAGATACAACAAATCTTCGTGTTTATAACCCTGCAATGCACACGATCTAATGATATAATGGAGATATATGGCTAAAATACCGCTACCAGAACGAGGACAGCCTTTAGATGTTACTTACATCTATCAGTTGGCTGATACTATTAATGATCTGTCAACACAGGTTTCATCAGCAACCTATAATTACACCACAGTAGATACCGTTAGTGCTGGAAAACAAAGTGTTAAAACATCAGAAGCTCGTCTAATAGGTGGGTATATAGAGGTAGCAAATAACTCTACAGTTTCTGCGGGAAACGAAAAAACATTCTCTTATGATTTTCCAAGCGATTTTAAATATCAACCTATTGCAACAGCAACAGCAGTAAATACTGGAAACACTCCTGCTGGACAAAATGTAAGTATTATATTAAAAACAGTTACAACTTCTCGTGTAGAAGGAGTTGTTAGATTTGGTGCTTCTGGAGATCTGTCTTTAGCAGTAAATTTAATTGTTCTTGGCATTCCAAATTAATTAAGGGTGGTTTATGATTTTTTGCAAAAAGTGTAAAGGTCGTATGTTTGTCGATAGACAATACAGCACGATTGATCACATGGAAATGTTTTGTGTGTTGTGTGGAGTAAGAGATTTTTTTCATCCACCGTCAGAAAGTGAGCGTGGTAGATGGATACTGCAAAAGGAAAAATTGAGAGCCAAAAATACAATAACGACCCTGTAATAAAAGGAAATCAAAAGATTTGGTTTTTAAACGGGGATCTAGTTAGACTACACCATAGCTCTCGTTCTACTGGAATGGTTACTGTTTATAACATTACTAAAAATAGAATTGAAACATGCTTAAGAATTGACTTTAGACGCAATAGACAAAGAGCGTATACAGTTTCCGAGACCTCTAAACTAATTAATCGTCATAGAAAATATATGCCAAGCTTAATTAAACGAGGAGTTATACCCCCACCAATGGGAGCTAGCTTTGATGGTAAGCGTGGATTTAAAATTAGGGCATATTATTCAGAAGATAATGTAAGAGAAATAAGATCTATTCTTGCAAGCATACATATTGGACAACCAAGAAAAGATAAATTAATAACAAATAATAGCACTCCTACAAATCAAGAGTTGACACGTAGGATGGGAGACGGTATACTTACATATACAAAGACAGAAGATGGGCGATATATTCCAGTATGGAGCGAGAATATCTAAGTTCTTGTTTCTATGCTACAATTGTAATAACAAATAAAAAGGGTGGATAAAATGGAAAATGATAATACAAAGGTATCTGTAACTCTTGGATATACTCTTAATCTTGGCAACTTTCAATCTTTACGTTTAGATCTTGGAATCATTGATTCAAAGCGTGATGGAGAAAATGTAGACCAAGCTTTTGAGCGTGTATACAAGTTTGTTGAAGACAAACTAACTGATAAGATTAATGAAGCAAAAGCTGAAATAGCAGAGTAGTGGCCGAACGCAAAGACCGAATGGCTTTGCTTAGTAGGTTTAATAAGTTATATCTACAACGGTATGAGCAAAAGTCTAATATGAATCTTAATGTTGAGCAGTGGGCAGCAGATGGATTGGTAGAGTCATATGGAGTATCCGAATGCTACGATCTTCTTGATTACTATTTTTCTATAGCACAAGATCCGTCTTGGAATTATTTTGCTTATAACGCAGAAAAAATATTGAATGGAAAGTTAGAAGTAGAGCAAGATAAGAATGAAAGACTAGAGCGCAGAAATATTGCAAGGAAGTGGTTAAGTGAATAATACAGAGGCTAAGTTAATAACTGCAGTATTAAAGGATAAGCAAATCCATGTTCTATTGCAGGCCAATGTAGATAATTTACTTAGGACACACAGCGACATCTGGAACTTTATTCGCTTATACTCTGAAAATAATCAGTCAGTTCCTCCAGTAGATTTGGTTAGAGAAAAATTTAGAGACTTTGAACCAATTGATAATATTGGTGCTACAAAACATCACCTTGAAGAACTGCAAGTTGAGTATTTAAATGATAGTCTAAAAGATATTATTAAAAATGCAGCAGGAGAAGTGCAAAGTGGAAATGGTCCAGAAGCACTTGAACACCTAATTACAAAAACATCAGAACTTAAGAAAAATACTGCATCTATTAGAGACATTGATGCAACAGATCTTGACTCCGCAGTTGCATACTATGAAAATGTTCAGAAACAAAATGAACTAGGTCAGGTTGGAATTAAGACTAACCTTCCAGGGTTTGACAACTACCTGCCATCTGGAATCATGCCAGGACAACTTGGCGTGTTTCTTGCTTATCCAGGTATTGGAAAGTCTTGGATGGCTTTATATTTTGCAGTTCAGGCATGGAAGCAAGGAAAATCACCAATGATTATTTCTTTGGAAATGTCTGAGACTGAAGTTAGAAATAGACTATTTGCTATTATGGGTGAAGGTCTTTGGTCTCATAGAAAATTAAGTAAGGGCGAAATAGAAATTGATATGCTAAAGAAATGGCATAAAGATAAAGTTGAGGGTCGTCCAGAGTTTCATATCATATCTAATGATAGTGGTGGAGAGGTAACGCCTTCAGTAATTCGTGGAAAGATTGACCAGTATCGTCCAGATTTTGTTGTAGTAGATTACCTACAACTTATGTCTCCAAACCAAAAGTCTGATAACGAAACGGTAAGAATGAAAAACCTTTCAAGAGAATTAAAGCTAATGTCTATTAGTGAAGAAGTTCCCATTATTGCCATTTCATCTGCTACCCCAGATGATGTAAAAGATTTATCAAGTCCACCGACACTAGGGCAAACCGCTTGGTCTAGACAAATTGCTTATGATGCTGACTGGGTAATGGCTCTTGGTCGTGCTACTAATAGTGACATTATTGAATGCGTATTTAGAAAGAACCGTAATGGCTTTATGGGAGATTTTTTAGTGCAGGCAGACTTTGATAAAGGCTATTATCGTTATAAGGATTACGAAGATGGCAAGTAACATATATACTGAAGAACAAATACGTCGTGTTCTAAATGGATCTGGCATAGATATTGAAGCAGAGTTTGGCAATGATTTTATTATCTATTGCCCATACCATAACAATAGTAGAACACCTGCTGGCGAAGTTGCAAAAGATAGTGGACTATTCTTTTGTTTTGGTTGTCAAACTACAAAAAACTTAGAAGAGTTTGTTATGTTTACCACTGGAAGAACATACTTTGAAACTGCTAGATATATTAAGAGTAAAGAGACAGAACATAATATAGAAAATATTGTAAACAAAGCAATGTATGCTCCACCAGAATTCATACAGTATGATGAGCTTTTAATTAAAAGATTAAATAATCAAGCACTAGAGTCTCCAAGAGCAATTAGATATTTTGAAGGAAGAAAGATAACAAAGTCTTCTGTAGAAAAGTTTAGCCTTGGTTATTCTGAAAAACAGGATTCAGTTACAATACCAATGCAATCACCAGATGGGATGACAATTGGTTTTGTTGCAAGAACTGTTGAAGGTAAAGAATTTAAAAATACACCAGGATTACCCAAAAGCAAGATTTTATTTAATTTACATAGAGTAAAAAGCTCTAGCGTTGTATATGTGGTTGAGTCATCTTTTGATGCTATTCGATTAGATCAAGTGGGTTTTCCAGCAGTTGCAACTTTGGGTGCTAATGTATCTTCATCACAAATTAAACTATTAGAAAAGTATTTTAACAATGTCATTCTTGTTGCAGACAATGATGAAGCTGGAAATATAATGAAGGATAAGTTAATAGAAAAACTTGGATCTCTTATTACTGTAATTCAAATAGATAGAAAATATAAAGACATTGGTGATATGGATGATGAAACAATTAAGAGTTTAGAGTTTCAGTTTGACAAATCTATATCTTCTATGCTAAACTAGTATATAAAGGTGGGAATAATGAAATTAAGAACACAATGGGTTGAGGCTCTAAAAACTATGACGCATAAGTCATATTGGAATAAGCCAAACACAGTTGAGTTTTTTGCATTCATGACCAAGATTGCAATTATTTTTCCAGGCCTTTT